GTGCCATCAATGTTAAAATGTGTTCCTCCTTGTGCCGCGGTCAACGTAACTGTTGCCCCTGACGCAGTATTTAATGTGCTATTATCCACTTTTTTGCGTGGTGAAGAAAGCTGATTTGCTGTGTTTTCGTTAATCAGGCTACGAATTCGTGCCCAACCTACTCTTTTTGTTCCCATAATATATGTTCTCCTTATAAAATATTAATTAGGTCAATTAACGAAGGGATTTCTCCCCTCGCACATAAGTAGTACCCGGCGGTAAACAAAGTCCGGGTTAAAAACTAATACTTTTGAGATATCTAGGTTGTGATGTATCGCACGGCTACATTAGCATCGGGATCGGTTGTGCTGGATTCGGCGGCAGTCTTGGTGCACCAGTGGCTAAAGCCGTTCGAAAACGTGATCCCAGTCGGAAACGCAAAACTCATTTTTGTTGAAGCTGGAACCATCAACACCAATCCGGCTGCTGTAGTGCCTGCTGTCGCATCAGTCACGTCCGCCATCTTAAAATACACGACAAAAGCATTTCCTGTGTTATCGACCTCGACCATATAAAGTATGCCGGAGTCACCGGTGGTGTTGTCTGCAGCGGTACCGTCTGCATCGCTATCGTAAACGAGCTTAGTTCCGATGGGATTTACTTGAGTGCTAACTGTGACAGTAGACATAATGAATGCTCCTTTGAGTTGTTATAATATATAGTCTCTTGAAAGCAAAAAACCCGCCCTCCGAAGAGAGCGGGTTTCTTTTAAGCAATTACCAGTGTTTAGCTAGTAGCGCCTGCCTCACCGAGGAGTCCGCGGACGATAACAAGACCGTACATATCAGGACGCACCATCTTCTTAGCGTAGCGCGTCATGACTCCCTTGCGGGGCACGAAGTCTTCGGGTCCGAAGATTGTGGGTGTAGTTTGCAGCGGCACGTACGGAGCGTACACATATCCACTTTCAAGGAAAGAGGATCCGCGACGTCCAACGAGGACCACGTTGCGAAGGAAGTACGGGTCAACAATGACATCGAACTTCTTGCTCAGTGAACCAACGTTTACAGCACCGACGCTACCCTTCTCATCATCATGAGTGACGTTAGCACGGAAGCCAGCGGTGAACTCAAGAATGTTGGCAACTTCAGGTCCGCAGACGAGGAAGTTAGCGCCACCACGCAGAGTCTTGCGATGGATTTGTGCAGACACATCATTGATGGTCTCGATAAGGGTCTCATACCACTCGGAAACAGTACCGGTGAAGTCGGGAGCCGCAGAAGCAGCACCGATCTCAGTACCAGTTACCTTGTTGAGGAACAAGCCGGGGGAACGCGACCAGTAGTAGGTAGCACCCTTAGCACCGTTCACAAGGTCACCGAGGATCTCACGGTCGATCTCAAGAGCAACTTGCTCAGAGAGAATCGAGGTAAGCTCGACCTCAGCATCAAGGTTGTGATAGGCGTTAAGGTCTTGACCTAACTCCGGAGTCCACTTAGCCTTGAGCTTCTTGGTTTGCGCTGTGACAGCCACAGAGTCGACCTTGATGTCGATTTCTGGGATGGCAGCGTTACCTTCGAGCCCCCATGCAGTAGCACCCTCGATTGCACCGAGAGGACCAGCCGCTTGGAATCTATCAACGATAGGACCAGAAGCGGACATATACGGACCAGAAAGACTCGTTGCCTTCTGTGCGGCAGTCGTCAGGAAGATCTGGTTAACATAAGTTGCGCTATCTTCTGCAGACTTGCTCAAGGTTGTCAAACGACGAGCCTGTTGGCAATTATCTGCCGTGATGGTTGTGGATGTTGCAAAGACGTTATCCAACTGCTCGATGGAAGACGAGAGAGCCGCGAGGTTGTCAAAGTCAAATGTACCAACCGTCGGAGACGATGCAGTAAGATGATCCTTGTTAACCGTAACACGAACAACCCATGTTGCCGTAGCAGTACTTGAGGATAGAGTCAGAACATCCGGATCAAATCCGATCTTCTTCTTTTGAAGCTCGGAAGAGCCAGTGACACCCCAAACTTCGACCCACTGGGTCGCGAGACCAAAGGCTCCTGTCGGAGATGCATATGCATAACCGCGAGCACCAACCGTCCGTGCACCACCGAGGTCACCCTCGATAGAGCCAAGCAGATCGATACCACCAGTCACTTGCATACCAACTTCGTCAGAACCGTAAATTGACTTGTTGCCAATATTACCCATTCTCTTCGCGTCCTCGTCTGAAGCACCGGCAATATCCGGTGAGAACACGAAGTCGAGGAAGAAGATGAGACCGCTTGGCAGACTCATCGGCTGAACACTAACGAGATCGTTTGCGATCAGCCCTGCGAAAACACGCCGAACGATGGGGAATGCGACGGCAGCAAAGCCCTCAACATCTCCAGCACTCATGCTACTACTCTCGCGTAGAAGCTCTTTCGCTTGATTTTCAAGCAAACGAGCCATTGAATTTTTTTGTCGGTCATTTCCAAGTCCTTCGAGAAGACCTGTGCGCTCCCACTTTGACATCAAAGCGTGACCTTCAGCGCGCATATCACGGTTAACAACTCCTTCGGTTAACCGTTCAACAATACCAGCCATTTTTAATACCTCCTATTTATATGTATTTGCATCATTTGATGCCAGCTAGCCTCTTCATCCTTTCATTGAAAGGATCCGAGGGCGTGCTCTCTTGACGAGTTGCACGCAAAACAGAAGTCCGACGACCGATTGCTTCGCTCAGTGATTGTGGGCTTCGCTTAGGCTTAGCCTCCACTGTGCTTTCAAGCGTGTGGTATATTGTCTTCGCTTCTGCTACTGAACCAGCGTTTGAAATCGCTTCGGCAATCTTAGTTTTCTGCCGCTCATTTAGGGAGGTATTTCTTAGCACACGGTTCGTATATAACAAGCGAGCGTTAGAAAGATTCACATCTTGTAAATTTTCCTTAAGCTCGTTAAATGCTTGCTTATATTGTGAGTTTTGCTCGTTGAGTTGGTTATTTTCGAAAACCAACTCTTCTTGAGCCTTCTTCAAATCTTTTAATTCTTCTTCCATATCAGTGGAACGTCGATGGGCTAATGCTTTTTCCATTTCCCACTTCACACTGTCAGAGGAGCGACCAGCCCAGCCGGCAAGTTCTGCTCCCATATCTACTGTAAGCTTTTCCACGATGGCATCGATGAGTTCGTCGTTTCCAACACCCTCTTCAAATGCGCCTTTCTGGGCAGCATCGGTGGCGTTGACGGCTGCGGCACTGCCTGCGAGGGCGGCGGCACTATCATCATCGTCATCTTCTTCTTCATCGGCTTCTTCGCCGGCGAAAGAACCAGAGTCTTCAACTTCTTGAAGCTCCTCTTCTTCCTCTTCAAACAAGGCAGCGAGTTCTTCTTCATTGATCTCCACCTCTTCTTGCTCTTCTAATTCGTTTTCTAATGCCTTGACAGCTTCTTGTAGTGCATCAAGATCGATGTTTACTGGAACTTCCTCTCCTTCTGTCGGAAGACCGGGAGGAATTTCCCCTTCCTCCTCATTAAGGTTGTCTGTTGCGGCAAGCGGGATGTTGGCGGCTACTTCTTCTGTGGAACCTGCTGGTTCTCCCCCAAGCGCTGGCTCTTCTGCTCCTAGATCGGCAGCCAGCTCATCTTGTTCTAAAAGTTGTTCGAGAGTTTCTCGGACTTCGCTCGAATACTTCTCAATGATAGCAGTCTCGGCGTTTTTCAAGGCGGAATCACGTAGCGCTTTGGCGTCGACGATAGCTTCCTTAAGTAAATTTGACATTCAGTATGCTCCTAAAAGGCAATTGTTCAAAATAAATAGTCAGTAGGGTACTAAAAACCCATTTTTAATGATATGCGCGCGGCGTACTAATTGCCACAGTAGTTTATTCGTCTATATTAAAAAGGCTTCACCTTATTGTAGTCTATCACAAGAACTTCTTCCGCGGAGGTGTGTCGCAGTGTCCACGACTCGCCGTTGTCGGTTGATGTGTGGACTTTGTTGTCTTTACCTCCGCATACAATTGTTGTTCCATCTGACGCTAATGCCATAATTTGACCAGCGCTCGGGGTGGCCACATCGGTGGTGGTCCACGATGCGCAGTTGTCTGTTGACAGGTATGGCTGATTGCCGAAGTTGGCAGTCATCCACGTATCTCCGGAGATATGGCAGATTGCCCACATTTGTTCAGAGATGCCCGTTACGGCGCTCCAAGTATCTGTTGTATCGCTATTCGCAATCGAAGTTATACGGTAGGAGGTGGTACCATGACCGGTCATAAACCATACTCCGTTGTTATACTCGATGCCGTTCGCTCGCGTGGCGGTAGATTCGTACCAATTTAAGCCGTCATCCCATGATTTAAGAACCTTTACTGTGCCCCCAAGCAGCCAAGTTCCTGCACCGTCAGTTGCCAAGCAGAGCATCAGACCGGCGCCAGAAGCCACTGCGGTAATCTTGGTCCAGCTGTCGCCGCCATCAGTTGATCTAAACACATCATTACCTGTTCCGGCAATCCAAGTCCCGGTGGCGCCATATTCGACTGTTCGAGCCAAATCGCTGGTGCCGGAGAAATCGATTGATGACCAAGAACCGGAGTTTGTAGGGTCTGCTGAGTACCTGAGTTCCGGGTTTGTATTGGTAGCAATAATCCAACGCGGACCATCGGAGTCGTCCTTTCCAAAAGATATGTCCCAGTAATCCGACGTTTCTCCGGCTGGGCTTTCATACTCAGTCCAACTTTCAGCATCTGATTAATACATAACACGACCGTCTCTTCCAACTCCGGTCCACAATGGGACGTGGGCGCTGGCGCCATTGATACTTTGAATGGAATTCGCGGCAACATCGTTCACCGATGCAATATTGTCATCATCAGTCCCGTTTACTGATGTGTAATTAGCCATTAAACAATTACCAGATAATCCGGGCTCGGATTAAAATATATCACATTTGCTGTGGTTGTGCAGGTGCCAATGACCCTTAGCGATTCTCCCGACCCTGACGGGCGGTCGGTGGTAATCCCTCCGCTAGCAGTCAAGTATAACGTTGTTCCAATTGCAAACCCTCCCGATAAATATGTGTGGGCATCAAAAAATCCACGAATTAACATTCCATCGGATGCGGGAGATGTTCCCAGAGCCACTCCTATCATTCCAAGACCGCCAGATGCGGCGATCATAATGCTTGTTTCTTCCCAGTCGCCACTAGAGTGGAGATAATAGGTCTTACCTTTAACTGTCGTTCCTCCACCAAAGAGGACTATTTCGCCGGTGCCCGCATCGTTAGCCAAAGAAGTTGGATTGTGTCGGATGGTTAACCCAGCCCCATCGAACGTCAAACCCGACTCACCATTAATGGATCCGGAACCGGCAGATGTTAACACATAGTTATCGGTGGCGTTCGTATAAGTTGATATGAGTCCACCGCCGCCGGCTACATTAGTAAGGTGTCTCCCGTCGCCATAGAAATATGACGCGCTGACTGAAAGTGAGCAACTGAGGGGGACTGATGCCGTGAGCGCAGTTCTACCCCCATCTAAAGCGAAGTAGGTGGTTGAAACTCCGCCGGGCTTTGCTTTAAGTTCAAGGTCTCCACCGGTGGCGTCTTGTGCCATAATAAAATTTCCACCGGAGCCGAGCTTAACATATGATTTGGCGACGCCGGCGGTTCCAAATCTCACAAACGCGTCCGAACTACCGCCGCCATCCACAAACACCGTGGTGCCTCCGGCGCCGTTAACGTGTAAATCATAACTTGGGTCGTTGGTGTTGATGCCTACGTTGCCTGTGATATATGCGCCGGCGCTGGCGGTTAGTTTATTCGTTTTAATCTCGCCAGAGCCCGTATAGTCCATTGCTATAATGCGATAACCAGAACCACTGAGGTCTGAGCCATCGAAGGTGAGTGCAGAACCATTCACTGTATTGGATGTGGCGGCGCCCACTACTATTTTGTATTGTCCAGCGCTACTGTATGTTGTAATGGGACTAAATGTAAGGTTGCTTTGTAGGTACGTCGCCAACGTTCCCACGGTCATGCTTCGGAGTGCGGGCGCTGATGGGTTTGCGCCGGCGACGTCTTGTACAAAGAGCTTATCGCCAGTTGCCAATGATTGACCGTTATTAGAGATATCATATGTAGTCGTGGCATCAAGCATCAATGTGGTGGCGTTAAAGTTTAAACCACCGTATGTGTCTAGACTTGGTTTAATTCCTCCGGCATTTACCACAATGCCGGCGCCGCCTGATACAGCGAGGACGCCACTATCAGACCGCAGCCCATCTCCAAACTTAATGCTCGATGCGCTGATGGTTGTCGTAAAGCGATCTCCGCGCAGGGCGGTTAGCCCGGCGCCTGAGCCTGTGAATGCGCCCGTGAGGGTTGTGCCGTTAAAGGTAAGGTTGGCGCTACCCTCTAACCCCGAAGCTCCATTAAAAAACGAAACACGAGTGGCTGATGCGTTCGTAACACTATTGACCACGGGCGCTGTTATTTGGTTGCCCGCCCCGTCATATAAAGCCACACTCGATGTAATTGCACTAGTAAAAGTTTTAACTCCGCCTATGCTTTGTGCTGTGGTTTGATCCACTGTGTTTTCTAGGGAGCCGTTGTCTCCCGTAAATTCAACGTTGCCTTTTAAAATATTGTAAGCCATTCAGATATTGTTCCTTGGTGTCTATAAATAGATAGTCCGTTTCTTTGCGAGACCTCCATTAAAAACTCATCTATAAGTAGTCTCCAAAAAAGAGGACGCCCCCACAAGGAGGGCGCCCAATATAGAAGATAAATCTTCCGGATTGCAAAAGCAAATCCTAGTAGACTGACCAGCGGTTAGTAGCAACGTACACAAGCGAAACAGAACCACTAGGTGATTCAAGAAGAAGCGATGCTTGTCCATCAATCATCTGGCTACCTGCGCCAGCAATAGTGAGAGCATACGCGCTATCATCTTTCTTGACACGAACAACATCCGAGATGTCCGGAGAAGCTGGAAGCGTCCAAGTGCGAGCTTGGCTAAGAGAAGCAGTAGCAACATTGAAACCTTCTTGCAAAGTAACAGCAGCATTACCCCATCGGATAACCCCGGTAGCAGCGTCAGTTGTTAACTTACCGGAATCGACCTTCAGACCAGCGCCGGCGATATCGCCAAGATATACACTGTTGAGCATGCGCTTCATCGACTTCGAGCCAGCGTCATAATAGAAAAGACTATCAGAAGCTTCCGCGAAATCAGCGTCATCAGCCAAACCGTAGAATCTAACTGTAGATCCACTGAATGTGGTGGCACCATTGTTACGCCCGAGAGTCGTAGCTCCGACGACAGTCAAGGTGCTAGAAGCAGACAAGCTTGTAGCCTTGACACCAGCGTTAGCAGTCAGAATACCGTGAGCGATAACAGTACCATTGACTGTAGCGTTATCAGCGATATTCAAATCGCCAGAAGCCGAAAGTGAGGTGAACTGACCAGAAGACTGCGAAGCAACACCGATAGTCATCCCATCGATAGAGCCGCCGTTAAGATCGGCAGTCGTGACCGAACCGAGGTCCGCACAAGTGCGAGTAGTAGCCGTCCAGTTAGAACCGAACGAGAAGCTAGCACCATCAGCAGAAATGCTATCGAGAGCAATGTCACCAACGTTTGTGATGTTTGCATCACCCATTGAGGCACCACCGTGAGCAGTGAGCAACCCATACACACCAGCAGTACCATTCACAGTTGCGTTATCCGCAATGTTCAAGTCGCCAGAAGCCGAAAGTGAGGTGAACTGACCAGAAGACTGCACAGCAGCACCAATGGTTGCGGCATCGACAGAACCGCCATTGATGTCGACAGTCGTGACCTCACCAAGGTTCGCACAAACGCGACCAGCAGCCGTCCAGTTAGAACCGAACGAGAAGCTAGCACCGTCGGCGGAGATAGTATCAAGTGCGATATCGCCAACGTTTGTGATGTTTTTGTCGTTGAACGACGTAGCACCGAGGCTGGAACCATCAGTAGTAGCTGCGATAGTGCTGCCGAAAACTGCGGCGCCGCTTACGTTAAGCGTGCTCTTGAGGTGGGCTGAACCCACAAGGCGCAAGTTACCAGAACCAGAGACGAGACCGTTGTCGCGGTTAACGCTAAAGCGTAAAGAACCTTCGTCGTCAGAAACCTCCAGTGTGCCTTCTTGCACAAGGGCGCCGCTCATAATTGCGTCGCCTAATTGAAATTTATAAGCCATGTTTAAAAACCCTCCAAATTATAGTTTTATAATAGCATTGAATAAGATACACTTATCCAATTTTGATCGCCGGATTCCTCCGACGGTCGCTTATAATTAGAGTGACGGGCACGATAAATTCTCAGCAAATAAAGTATTTGTTCGAGCCGTTACAATAAAGCTGAACAGATGCATAGGGTGACTCCAAAACTATCGAATTTTTACCATCGATTGTTTCGGCGCCAGACGCTAAAATGGTGATGTTGTTGCTATTGGCAGCACCGCCTTCATCTTTTACAACGTACGTTTGACCATCCAACAGGAGCGATGCGCTTGGTAGTCTAATATCGACGACATTGTTTGTTGTGTCTACGCCGATATAATAAGTCTTAGTGGAAGCAGTAAGGGTGGCAGCTGTGGATACGCGGGCGAATTGAAGTCCTCCTGCTACTGCCAGCCTGTCGCTCTCAAACCGCAATCCGAAAGAGCCTGTTAAATTTCCGCTAGCATTTTTAAACTGAACCGAATAATTGGGACCAACAGGGTTAGCATTGCTGATTCCGGTTAGCTGGCTTCCATCTCCGTAAAAGTACGAACCGGAGACTGGTGCACTAGCGCTCAACCCTCCAACGATCCCCATGAGTGAGCCGTTAAATGTGAGATTCGTCTCACAATTTAAAGCATTGGCGTCTCCACCTACATTTGTAATGATGCCATTGTCAGTGGCGTTCTGCACGCGGGGGACATTAATGATCGATTGACCATCAGAGGTACTAAGGTTACCCGATAGAATATTCGTGCCGGCATTGAGACCCGGACCAAAATAGCTTGGGGCGATTACGGTGCCCGTCAGTGAATTATGAGCCATTTACAGGTGCCTCCTAAAACTAATTAGAAGACAAACCAGTTGGTACCATCTGAATACAAGTTAATTGCTGGCATTGTGCCGGTTAATTGATAGTAAGAACCGCCCTCAACAAGATCGCCGTAGCCGCTCTTAGAGAGGATCAGCGAACTTGTTCGTGCTGTGACTTGATCTTTTACTACCATAACATGACCTTGTTTTGCTCCTTGGGCGCGCGCATCATCTAAAGTAATTGTTGTGTTAGCAGTGGCTGTGACGCCGTATAGATAAGCTCTTTTGGTTAGGTTGGCGCCACCATTTAACGTAACGGTGCCGGTTACTTCAAAATAGTTACCCCGAATCGACTTCAAGTAAGTCATGTGATTGGTAGCAGATGAACTTAGAACAGGAGTAACCGAACTCCAAACTGCCCCAACGGCGCCCGACACAACATTCAAACTACCGGTTCGAAGATGGATATCGTCGGCACTATTACCAAAGATAGTAGAACCAGAGATGACCTCTGTGTCGATGATCTTATAGGCGCTGGCGGTGATAGCGCCGCTAACAATAAGGGCGCCGGTCAATACCAGTGTACTTGTAGTGCCGCCCGGTGTGCCACCGCGAGACGCAGTGAAATACATAAGATTACGCGAACCTGTCATATTCGATCCGCTTGTATGAAACTGAATCGACCCTGTGGGTCCGGTAGCTGTTCCACCGGCGCTAGCTGTACAGCTTATATATGCCCATCCGGTAGCCATTATCCGACTCCGGCAGAACCTGACCAGTTCGGACCAAGGCGTCCTGCTGTCTTCTTGCGATCAATACATGTGAGACCTGCTACGACGTCGACTGGTCCGTTTGTGCCGGCTGTTGGCGCATAAATCCAAATTCCCGACACTTTCATACGAAAAATATCAGACTTTCCATACCCAGTTACGCTTCCGGATTCAGGAACAGTAAAGTAGTTAGAACCAGAGACCCCCACGGCTGAAAAGCCTACTCTAATCGGCTTAACGCTGCGATTGATTACCTGAAACCATGTGCTAACCATTGGAAATGCCACCTCTGCTGCCGAACCGGCAGTCTGCGTGCTAGCGAATGGTCGACCGCTTACTTGATATGAGCCGACGTTGTTAAGTCCTACTTCGGGTACCCTGATTGAACCCGATGGATAATATGCTGATCCTCCGTAACCACGTGCCATTAAAATTCTCCTAATTTAAACATGTTCATTATAAATAGTCACTTATTTCTTCTATTACGCCTTTCTTTTGCTCGCTGGCGTTTTTGTTCATCGCGAGCTTTCTGCCTTCGGGCTCTCTCACTCTTCTCTCGCTTCGCTACCGAAGGCTTTGTATATTCTTTGCGATTGCGAATCTCTTCGATAATTCGTGACCGCTTTGTTTTCTTGATAAACTTTCTTATCATTTTCTCATGGTTGCCGCGGCACTCTTTTGATGTTACTTTAAAGTTAGATTTTTTGCGCATGATGCTCCTACTTCATCGCTTTCCAGACAGCAGAGGCGCCGCCCACTAAAGAACTAATATCAACGCCAGAATCGGCTGGGGCCCCCAAATCAACGTTGCCGCCGCCCGGACTACTAGCTTCATACTGGGACATCGGCGCAGTTCCTTCAAACAGATTAACGCCGTTATATGCGTCTTGTCCAATAGCTTCCATCATTTTCTTTCGCTGGGCTGCAAGCTGCTTGTTCGTTTCGCGAGTCTTTCGGGCGCGAATCTCTGCCTCTGGCTCCTGCGGTGTCTGGGGTCTTTGGACACCTTCAACCACAAGACCTCCTTGCATGCCTTTCGCTACCTCTGCTACTACATTGGACAAAAGTCCTTCTTCTATTAAAAGCTCGTGAATGCACTCTTTGACCATAGGCTTCATTAGCTCTTTAAGATCTTTCTTTTTCATTTTATTCCTGCTAGCGTCTTCCAACGCTCAATTGTTTTGGATTCTTTAAGGGTTTTGCCTTCTTCGTAACCTACAGCCTGTTTCATAAACGGCTGGGACGATTTTAAACCACCACTTCGTATGCGTTCTTTAGATCTCGCGATGTGGGCAGTACGGCGCTTAGCGGCATTGGCGGCGGACTTGTCGCGGTCGGCTTGGGTTCGGCGCTGACCCAAATCGACAACTTCGCCTCCCTTTGTCTCGGGAGCCTCTTCTTCCGCTGCCTTCACTCGAACTTTTTGTAACAGATCGTTTAACAAGCCTCGGGAATGCTTCTTCTGAAAGACTCTCGCCATTCTTTCCACTTTCCCTGCTTCTACCTTGTCTCGGGTAGCTAAGCGCTCCCAAGCCTTAAGAATTTGAGTCTTCTTGGCGGTAAGGTAGTTGCTGTCAGCAATCTTCCCCACGGCCGATTGGCGATCTCTTTCTCTAAGAAGCCTTTCGGGAAGGAACGGTCCAAAAAAGTTTAGGAAGGAATTCAAATCGTCTTCAAACTTCATCTTGGAGCCGCGGACTTGTTTGCCTCTGTTGACGTTCTTCCAACTTCCTCTTAGTTTGTTGGTGTTAAAGTCGTCTGAAAGGTAGTATACTTTGCCTTCTCCGGGGTCCGCCTCTTCTTCGGCTTCGCCTTCTGCGTCTTCTGCGCCTTCCTCGCCGGGTTCGCCTTCTGCGTCTTCTGCGCCTTCCTCGCCGGGTTCGCCTTCTGCGCCGGCGGGGGCTATATCTTCCGCCCCTTCAGGGGGAGCTTCGCCCGGCGCGGTACCGAGCATTGCGCTGAGATCTCTGAGGGGTTCAATGTACTTATCGCCTAGTTTTTTCAACTCTTCCATTCCGGGCTTGTCGGCAACCTTGTCATACAGTTCGAGCGCCTTGTTAACACCCTCTTGTACATCTTCGACCGATGCCTCGATGCCTGCTGCCTCTAGAGCATTTATGATAGCATCCTTGGCACCTTGGGCGCCGCGGACTTTGTCCATAGCTTTAACTAGAGGTATTAACTTAAGGACCAATGGTCCAAACTTGCCAGCTTTCGCGGCGATCTTTCCAAAGGGAATGAGGGAAAACAGTGCCAATGCCGCCGATTTCAAATCCCCTTGTGCTATATTAATGAGAGATTCTGCGATAGACGCCGGTATATTGGCGCCGGGCACCAGTGACAATACGCTAGCCAAACCTTCGACCGCTTTAACAGCGGGCGTGTTTGCTAAATCTTGAACTTTATCTATAACACTTTCGTCTTCTCCATCCGTATCGGTGGTGCCCTCTGGGTCGATTGCTGGCTCTTCAACACCGGTACCGATGTCCCAACCGCCTTCGCGCAATTGAGTCTTGCAACAATCATAAATGGCTTGTGCAACTTCTTGGTCGGCAAAGATCTTAAAGATGCCAGAAAAGTCAACTGCATGCGACTTAGCCGGCTTTGAGTCACTTCCCTTAACTTTGCGCCCTTTGCGTGGAGATTTTTCAGGGGTAGTTACGCCGGCGATGTATTCTCGGATAGTGCTGTCTGCATCCATTTGTTTAATGATGCCGGCACTGACGCTTTGCTTGACCATATAGTCACGCAGTTCTTTATACTTCTCCGGTGCTATTTGATACTCATTCTTTATCGCCGATAAAAAGTATGCTAGTGTGTAGCCGGGATTGCTGGGCTTTGGCTTGAATTTGATTTTGCTACAGTCGCCGACCACTGCGTCCGGATATTCTTCCACGTCGACGGGGGTCGGCGCCTGAGTCCCATCTTCTGGCTCTTCCTCTTGACCGGGTGTGCCACCCTGCGGTTGTGGCTGTTGTGGCTCTTGGGGCGCTTGTGGTTCTTGCTGCTTGGGCTTTGATTTTTTAAACCAGTTGGGAAGGTCGTTCCCTTCTTTGCCGAAGAAGCCGGCACGTGCAAGAATCTTATAGAGGTGGTCTTTGGTCTTTTGTGTAGTGAGCGCAGCGTTGAATACTTTAGCAAGATTTGGGTATTTATTTACGTCCAACTCGCCGTTGGGACCCAACTTGGGCATCCGGCTAAGAATTACAGATGCCTTGTGAATTGATTGTTCCTCGATTGTATAATTATTTCCTTGAGGGTTTGTAATAAGGTCTTCAAGTTCGTTATATAATACATCGCGCTTAACTTCTACGTTTAAAATTCGACGGATGTCGTCAATTGCCTTATAAAGAGCAGCTACGTCGTCGGCGTTATAAGTTTCAGGCTCGTTGCCTGCGCCCTCTTCCTCTCCATCGCCGCCGGCACATTTGTCGCCCGGCTTGCATACCAGATCGCCTGTATATTGATGCTTGTCATAGCTAAGTCCGTGTTTTCCTCCGGTCTTTCCCCACTTAAGTTTTCCGAAAAACTCATCAAGAGGAACATCTTCTTTGATCTTAGGCTCAACACTCTCGGCTAAAAAGCCTTTCCATGCGTCGCTGCGCTTTTTAGCGTCTTTAAAACTACTCCAGTCACTCATCTTCAAGTACCTCGTTTAATAATCTGTTGATGCGGTCCGCTTTGGTGAACACTCTGTTGGTGTATCCTTTAGCTTCTTTCATCATAAAGGCGCCGGGCGTGGAAGGTTCAGATACAAAATCAAAGCAGATAAGCTGGAAATCGTCTTCAACAACTGTGTTGCCGGCGGATTCCGATACAGAACCCATTCCCCGAGACGAAATGCCGATGCTTACGCCGGCTTTCACTAGGGAATTTAAGACCTGACCGGACGGAGTATCGAGCACTTTGGCTTTGCCCATCACATTTTTGCCGTCCCACCAAACTTTGGTCATCATGTGGGACGCGTTCTTAAGGTTGATCACAGAGTCGTCAGGGTGGTCCAACTCTCCCAAAGCTCGGCGCTCGCTAACTAATTTTTCATAGTTCTTTATCTCGCGCATGAGGACCTTGTGAGGATAAACTCGACCGTTGCCGTTAACTGTGTCTGCTTTCTGAATAATTCCAGTAAGGTACATGCCGCCATCAGCGACATATGCCTTCTCTTCTTCAGTCAGCAAGTCTTGACAAATGCCGCCTTCGCAGAGTTCATAATATTCTCTAAGTAACTTCTGACCCACAGTTAGGATCCTTTGCAGCAACGCCTAACGGGCTGCAGCATCCATTTATTTGTCCAAGTATTTGTGTTCATGTTTAACTCCGTTGTCTCCAAAGACCATGTTTAATATATAGGATGTTCCCGAAGATAACCATCCAAGAAGGAAGAAATTGAATACGGAAACGTCAAAACTAAATAGTTCTGTGTATGGGGAAAGCAGCATCAAAAGCCATCCGACGTGAAATCCCATGCACATAGGGCAGTGAAATACCTTGCCATAGCCGCCGGCGGCGTCCTTTGGGGGGCGTAATTTTTGTAAAGCGGGTAGATCGCTATATACTAAAATTTGAGTGAGCCCGTAGGCACACAAGACAAATGTCAATAATTCCATTTTGTTTCCTAATGTTTAAGTTGTAGCAGCAGTGTACTTGCTAAGGTTTATCTTTTTTCCACCGCCCGTGTAGCGCGAGAATCTCGATAAAGAAGTGCCGAGGGCTTTGATAACCAACTGGACGCCGCCGACTGCAGAGACTGCTGCATCCCACCATCCCTTGACGCCCGTAGATACTGAAATGAGTTTTTCTACCATTCCAACAAACTGAGTCTTTAAAACATTTAAAAAGGTGCTGTTGACTGCGGCTTTGAGCCAAGTCTTAAACTGTTCTGCCATTCCTTCACTCTCATCCGATTCAAGCTTTTTACTCCACGTTCTATAGCCTTCTATAAAATCTTTAACCTTTTCCCATATCCACGTAAACCCTATGGATAATCCAGCAGTGGCGATTGCCTTCTTCCATCCTGACAGGGATTTAACCGACTCGATTACTTTATTTATAGTGTCTAAGGCTCTTTGTGCGATAGAAGCAAAGTTGGGCATATCCCACGTCGGCAATCTTTGTATTAAATCTTCCAATATGGGCTTTAGACCGGTGCGCCACTTGTGTCTTAAATTTACTTTCCATATGGCGCCCGTGAAATTGGGAATTAGATCTGGGTTTGTTGCAACTCGATACAGTTGTTTTACGATAGCCCAACCTTCTTTGCCAAACTTTTTAATCCCCTCGGCAGCGTCGATAAACTTGCCGGCAACTTTTCCGGCGGCGTCCTTAACCGTTTGGACCGCGTCATCCCAAAAGGATTCAAACAACATTTGCTCATGCAGAATTTGTTTTTTAAGTTCTTCGCTTAGAGGGGCAATATTGCCCGACTCAGTAAGAGGGAGTACGATCCCAAGTACGCCCGCAATATATGCTGTGTCTTCAAAAAGCGTTTGGTTCTTATACTCTTGGAGGAGGTAACCTCGCCACCCATTCATAATTAAATGCATTTCTGACATTGCTCTCTCCTAGATTGTATATAGATAGTTTAAGGAATAGGGATCTCGGGTAAAGCCGGGTCGAATCGAGCCCTTCTCAGTTGATTGAGGTACCTCGCCTAACTCGGTGGAGTCTGTGTTGTCTGGGTGCGTCAGTTCGTCGTCCGTCATCGAGACAATCGCTTCTGTGGCTTCAAAGTACGGACGTTCTTCGTTAATAAAGTTCGAGATATTGATAAGTGTGAACTTAGCCGCATTCAGGCTCTCTTTAAACGGCTCTTCCATTGTCGCCTCAAACGAGCCGTAAAAGGCTCCGGCTTGAATTGACTCTGGGATCACTAGTCCCTTTTTGCGCAAGTGGGCAAATAGACGATTTTGTGCACCATATACCATATCATTCATCGTCTCTTTGGGAAATGCTACAATTTTATTTTTAGAGGGAGACAACACAATGTCGATATCTCCATGATCAAAAATCATGAGATCTCCGTTGAGACTCTTTCGCAAATCCATTTCCAATCGGACGACTGCCGACTGGTGTCCTCTTCCGATCTTAATCGTCAGCGCCATCGTTATAGATCTCCCCTACTAATTCTTGTGCTTTAAGCACGGTGAACAACACTGCATCAGAGGGAGGCTCTTGCGCAAACTTGTTCAGCTTTTCGACTACTTGATTAGCCTTCTGTACCATTACTTCGTCATCTTTAAAGCACTCGGTCGCGGAGGCGCCCTCTAATTCTTGCTTAAGCCGCGCAATCTCTTCGTTAAGATACATTTTAAGCGCAAGAGAATTATCAACAAAAGACGAGATATAGGTGCTTAAAAGCTGCTGTTGCTCTTCGCGGAGACTCTCTCCGTACTTGTCATTAAACTTTGTGACAAACGTATTAAGGAGTAATTTATCAACTGGTTCGGGCTCTGTGTTGTCTGGTGCTGCCTGTGTCATGTTGGTGACGATTTCGTTTTCGAGCATGATTACACTCTTCGGATCAGTTTTGATATTAAAAATCTGATCGATGGTAGCTAAAGTTTTGTAATTGGGAACAAAATTGTTAAAGACCTTGGTGTCAATTTCTTTATTGACGTCATGAATCATTGCACTCTGAGCAGCGAAGAGTCCTGCAGGGTTTACAAGCATCTTTTGCATTTTGGCTTCGCGCAGGATCTTCTCGGATGTTTCTTTGGTTAGGTTTTGGTTCTCATATAATGAGCGGTAACACTCTAAATCTTTTCTCAGAATGGTCTTGGCTCCAAAATGTTTCTTAATCACATTAACAACGCTCTGCTTTCGCTCGGCGTCTCCTTTGATTATCGACAATGTAGCTTCTTTGATTAAGGCTTCATAAACAAAAGCGGTGTTTCTTTTTTTATTATGTTTTGTCTTCATCTTTCTTCTGCTCCGTTAATAATTTTTTATTTTCTAAATCTTGGATCAATACCCTAAGAGAATCATTGATGTTAAACAACTTATCTTCTTCGGTTTGTTCTCTCAAGTTATAAATAGACTGTTCTTGCTCGTAAATCCCTGCTGCTGCGCTGGGGATCTTGTTGATCTCCGCGCCGGGGAAAACGTTTCGCAGTGTGGCGCTGGCTTTTTCTCTAGAATATTTAGCGGCATTTGAGCGTTTTCGGGCTCCAGCCTTTCGCTGATCGATAGTGGTGGGGTGATATACTTTCCCCTTTGCGCCCGGAGTAAGACGGGGCTCATTTCGCGATCCCGGGGGAACTGCGAGAAGTGGAGACTCTTCTCCTCCGCCCTCGGCGCCTCCACCAGCATCACCTGCCGGCATCTCTTCCGGACCGCCCAGATCACCGCCCAGATCGTCTCCGCCTCCAAGATCATCTCCCCCGAGGTCACCGCCACCGAGGTCACCACCAAGTCCTCCGCCGAGTCCTCCGCCGAGTCCTCCGCCGCCTGCTGCGGCTTCGCCGCCTTCGGCAACAGCTTGGAGTGCTGCATCGTGCTTACGGTCGTAATACATTTCTTTCTGGTTTCGCGCGAATTCTTCGTGAGACAAGCCAAAGATGTTATCAGCAACCCAACGACGAGAGAAGTAACCCTCGGTGGCTGCGCCGGCAATATCAAACTTAGCTTTCCAGTGTTCCACTTCTTGAAGCTCTGCAATCTTGGACGGATTGTTGAGTGCCAATTTGAAGCTTAACAGGTCGTCGCCGCGGAATCCTAAAGTATAAAGATGAATAATAGATATCTTTTCTAGTTCAGCGATAATAACGCGCTGAAGCCTCTGGACTGTGCGTGCAAATCGAATGTCTTTCTGTGCGAGTGTGGTCTTATCTTCTGCTGCTCCTTCGCCCATGGCAAGATATGCTTGGGGAATCTTTAACGCAGAGAACAGTTTATCGCGCAGATACTTAATATCGTCAATCTGTGTAATATTCTGTGCGCCGGCTAAACTTTGAATGTCAGTGACAGAGCCAGCGCGCACTGGAATAAAGTAATCTTCTTCGATGCTCATCGGATTATAACGAAGGTCCACTCTACCTGTGCTAGGATCTACTACCGAATGGCGCTTGAGTTGTGTTACAATCTTTTGCATATACTGCTCGACATCTTGTGGGGGGATCGAGCCTACGTCGATCTTGAACACTCGGCGCTCGGAAGACCGAACAACACGATACGCCATCATCGCATCTTCCATAAGCGTCAGTTGGCGCCAGATGCGGCGGGCAGGCTCAAGGATAGAGGTGCCGTACGGGATGTACTTGTCGTTTCCGAGAATACGGAAATGGCAAACCTGCCAATTTTCAAACGTCATTCCGGCAGAGTTCCACTGATATTGCACATAGTTGGGGTTCGTGGAGTCTTCTCCTTCCAAGCGTTCGATTTCTGGGGAAGGGAGTGCAATAACTGATTTGATGCCGTACTTCTCATCAATGTCGAGATAGAGAAAGAAGTCTCCATACTTACACATTGTCCGTGCCCAGCCAAAAAGATTGTATTGAAGGCTAAGAATGTTGTCAAAAAGAATTGCTAAGACTGCTTTGATTTCTTCATTCGGACACTTGATACTAAGCATCGGTCGCAAGTCTGAGTAGGTGGTCATCTCATCGGCATAGATATCCATGGAGGACGCGATTTCTGGCATATACTCCATCTGATCAAAATCGATGTATCTCTCGGAGCGGCGCTGATTTGCAATTGCATTGGTGGCAATTGTATCAAGAGGATTGTATAAGGCTTTCTTAAACTGTTGACCGGATGCAGACTTGAACCGTGCAGCATATTTGTCCATATGCTGCCGCCGGATCTTGCGACCGGATTGAGACCGATAATTAACGATTGGTCCCGAGAACAATCTCGTCAGCGCTTTAAAGAGATTTGAGTCTTCGTTCGCTGGGTTTTTGCCTCTTGATTTATTTCTATTGTTGTTTGCCATTTATCGCCTCACTTAATAATCCATTTATACTGATCGTATAATTCTTTTGCTTCACCCATTTTATCAAAAATATTATCTTTTTTGTAGCCTTGTTGTCCGTTAATTTGAGTGTTCATAGAAGTCTTCGAAGTAACAATGGCATTCACAAAAGCTTTTTGATAGTTTAGGTCTCGTGCGTTTGATTGCAATGCTGTGTCCCTCACCCAGCAAGCAATCGCTAGCGCCATGATGAGATCATCATGATATCCTTTCATTGCCTGTGGTTTACCGTTCTTCCAAATAAAAGTTTTCATCTCATTAATTGTGCGAGATGAATATATCTTAATTAGTTTGTTTCTGATAAACTCCTCTAATTTCGCAACGATGAGCGGGCGCGTCTTCATTGAGGTTGTGAACCCGGCAACGGCAGAGTTTCTAACTTCTGCTTGATGTTGCTCTATATACTCATGTGTAGACTTAATAGAGTAGTACAAATTTGGATAACCGTGTTCAACGAGTTTATCGAGAACCGTGTAACCGATGTTATTGTTCTCTACTACAAGCATCGCATTTCCAAATTCTCTCCCTACTTGATTCAAGAAGTTTGCATACATATCGGGCGTTGGCTTCCCTTGATACTCGCCCACGATTTCCAGCGTCTCTAATTTAATCATGTGTAATGTTGAATAGTCAGCGCCATCGCCTCGCGAAACATCTGCCACCGCAAGATAGTTACATGTGGGATCGAATTCTTCCCAAATCCAGAAATTGCGATCAAAGCCGGTTCTGTGCTTTGGCTCTTTAACATTTTCTAATAGCCACTTCATACAGTCAGGGTCTATGACAGTCTCGCCAGAAGTATTGAAATTGCACTCAAGCTCTTGTGCAATCTGGCGTTTTGACATGTTCTTGGTTTCTTTCTTATACCAAGCTTCATCACGCTCGGGGTGAACGTCCCACTGGAGTGTTGTAAGGTTAAAGTTATTGCTGCCGCCTTCAGCATCCATACATGTTTTATGGAACCAGTTACCGACCCCGTTGGGCGTTGAAAGTGCTATGCATCGCCCACCAGTTGATAGTGTAGGATACAGACCGGTCCACAGTTCTTCAAGTCCTTCAATGTGTGCAGCCTCATCAAGAACCAGCAAAGACAGTGCCTCAGAACGACCGGCATCACCAGAGGTAGACGCTGCTTTGATAGATGACCCATTAGAAAGCTCAAAGGAAGTCCGGTTATCCACGTCAATTGTGGCGATCTTAAGCCAATCTGGCAAGTTGCGCATAACGCCCTTGACCTTCTTTACTAAGTTGCCCGCTGTTGCAAATTTGGTCGCCATAACAAGAATTGATTTGTCACGGTGAAACAACATCAACCAAACAATATAGCCAGCAGTGATTGTTGAAATCCCTAACTGGCGCGCCTTTAAAATAACATTAAAGCGATAATCATTAAAATCTTTAAGAAGGTCGTCTTGGAAATCATAAGTATCAAATAAAATAAGCCCATACATGGGATGGGAAATTCTTGCGTAAGTCTTTAAAAAATAAGCGGGTTCCTTCCCGCATTTAAGTATTTCTTTAACTTGTTGTTTTTTGTCTAATTGGAACGTCATACATCTTTCAATGCTGCTATAACTTCTTCGCGATTTGCAAGATCCCCTTCTCCGTCCAGAACAATCATTTCTTCCATTCCATCTACATGCATCATGTCGACAAGCTCAGCATCGGACATATCTTCGATTCCGTGGGGATCGAGGACATCATATGTCTCGTCTTCACCGCCCATATCATGATAATGACCCTCGCGCAAAACACTTGAGATCTCTTCTTTGATGATCTGCTTAAGGTATAATTTGGAGAATTTCATTGTCTATTCTTTCTTTCTTTTATCGTTGTCGGGGCGCTTGCCGCCTTCGCCATTCCAGCCACCAAGATCCAAAAACTTTTTCCAGCTAGCCTCTACGGGATTGGTGGAGCCGCTGTTGTCGACGTTCATTTGCTCGGATAGACCACCAACGCGAAAGTGGAGCTTAGCCACAACCCATGAACGAACACGGGAAGAGTTCTCAACGCGCACATCAGCTTCGCCCTCTTTGGTCAGCTTGACTGATTCGCCAGTGATTCTCTTATACTCTTTCTTGAGCCATCCAGAAATATCAACAAGTCTTTGCTCAATCTCTTCTTCAAATCCGCCGGCATAAACCTCTCTGAGTTGAATATCGGACTGATATGTGAGACACATCATGTCTCCGTAAAACTTCACGTTGAAGCCGTCCATGACCCTCTGATCGATAAGGGCGTTGCCCTCTTCTCTGCGCAGGGCGCCTACGGTTACTGGCGACTGATCTTCTCCAAGCGCACCGTCATATGCGTTTGCTGCGGCTTGTGATAAGCCTTGAACTATTTCGTAAACTGTTGCCATTATTGGGGTTCTCCTTGTGGTGCTGCGGCGGCAGCTCTTTGGTCTTTCTGAACAGCGGTCTTCACTTGTGTTAGTAGCGATGGATCGATGTCAAGCGTCTGCATCAAGCCTTTTAAAAATTCTACTTGGGCGCTGCGGCTAACCTTCGATAGGCGCACACCCACCTGCTCGATAAACTTCTGCACTGCTTGGTTCTTGACGGTCGTCTTTGCAGAGCCGCCGAGGTCCGAGACGGCAGTTCCGATGTCGGACTCAGCAATTGCTTCTCTAATAATTTGTTTAAGTTGTGATTTATTGATTCTCATTTGGTCTCCAGCCTTTTTTCCATCTTTCTTCTCTATCTTCTACATATTCAATGTAACAATTATTGCAACAATCAAATTTTACAAGACAGACATCATCCATTGCACTCTTTGGAAAATTTCCGCAGACAGGACAAGTTTTTAAAGATTCTCTATTAAGTAGTTTTTTTGTAACCTTTATCCCATTAACGTCGACTTTTTCTTCCCACTCTTTATTCTTAGAAGCGTGGCGATAGAGTTCTTTCATTTGCTGAAGATATTCTTTTTCTTTGGTCTCGTCCCAATCGGACCGAGGATTTTTAATGGCTTCTTCACCATATTTCGCAGCGATTGCGCGCTCAATGGCAGCTACCTCATTTAAATCTTTCTCACTCATTAAACACCTTATATGCACCGTAGCTTAGTGCTATTCCAGATGCTACCCCAATTGTCACCCAAAGTGCAGGATTTTTTTTACTTTGTTTTTTAAGAGCATTTGCTAGCGCACCACTCTCGCGTTCTAGCGAATCAATTCGTAAAACATATTCTTGCAAAAGGGCTTCGTGGCGAATCTGTAAGTTTTGTAATTGTAGATCATAGTCTGCTGCTTGTATATCCAGTTGATATTTCATCCTTATCTCGCAATCGTTATTTAAGGCAAACCGATCCGCAAGGATGTGAGCGGTTGCTTTTGGGTCGAACAGGACACCCTCGTATGGCGCGCATTGATTTTTCCCCAAAAAGGTAAACCTTCCGTTGTCGGCGCCGAGTGCCGGATTACTCAGCAGTGCGCTCAAAGCCATAAGTATTAACAATCTCATTGGCTAAATCCTCCGGGTTCGATGAATAGCTTTTCTCTAAACGATCTCTTTTCTGTTTTTTTAATCTTTCGACTTCTTCTTGAGATTCTAAATAGCCTCTTTCGATTTCTTCAAGAGTTGTACGGTAGCTCCTCAATGCCGCGTCTCGCTTCTTAAGTTCTTCCTCGTGAATCTTTTGTAAACCCTCTACTTGTTCTTGGAGGCTTTGTTGCGAAATCTCATACGCTTTATTAAGCGCACGATAATCAAGCTGTGTCTTAATTACAACTGCAAGGAGGGAGCCAACGACCAGCAGTTCTCGCCAGTACTTTAAACCAAATTTAATTACTGCCGACCAATTCACGCGACACCCTTAAGTTTAGCGATACCATCGATGACAGTTTGACCCCCAATGTAAATTGCTGAAATAATTACCCAGTCGCCCGACTGTAAGTCTGAAAATGCGAGGAGTCCTGTTGCGGTTAGCCATACAAGAAACTTCCGAGAAATCATTTTCTCGACTAATCTGTCTAGTTTGCCTTGTACATATTCCATCATCTTGTCTCCAATTATTAGCTTAAACTAAGCCTTCCTCTTCCGGTCATGCGTCTTCTTCCACTTTGGATGTACACATCTCTTCTGCCTCTGCTGCGGATAAGCTGTCTGCTCTTTCATCGGCGGGCTTGTCTTTTTGTGCGCAAGCCCAGCGGCGTTGCTTCTCGGAAGACACCTCTTCTAAGCCGTAATCTTGTTCAATATTTTCGCTAGCTGCGTCCATGAGTTGTGCCACCATATCGGCTAGTTGTTGTAATTCCTCTGGGTCTCCGGTGTCTAAGGCAGCTATTAATTTCATCAACTCTGTTCTTGTTGGTTCTGAGCGCTGGGCGATCCCTGCGCGAGAGAGAGTGCGAGCTACTGGAGCCATTCTGCCCGTACCTAGCGCCTCTGCGATCTCTTGTTCGATGATCTCGGCTAATTCCGCCGGCGGTTGAATCTTCTTCTTGCGGGCGGCTCTGCCAAACGCTGCCTGTCCATACCCAAGAGAGAGACGATCTTCGCCGGTAACAGCAGCGGCTAAGTAATCAACACTAACATCTAAGTTATCAATCTTGTCTGCTAATTTATTGATCGCGCTTAAAAGGGCGGAATCGGTACTCATTTCTTCTTTGATTACTTTTATCAAGCTCTCTTCGAAGCCGATGCGCTCTGGTGCTCTATTGGATACTTCTTCAGGTTCCCTATCAAAGCCAATTTGTTGGGTCGCTTCCGGCTCTTCACTTGTTTCGGGTGGCGGACTGCCTCCCTCCATCTCCTTGAAGACAGTGGTGAAAACAACACCCACCAACTCCGGATCCATGCCGTCGACGAGACTGCTGATTCCGCCGATTAAATTCTCAATCGGAAGCGAGTCGATATTCTCTCGTATAATTTCTTTGAGTTGTGATTTTGTGATTTTCATGTTGTTAACCCATACCTTGCTTTTCAAATTTTGCAATCCAACGAAGGGCGTGACGTAGCTTATCTGATGGTTTGTTGCCGGGGAGGTCCGAATCCAGCAAGAAACTATGCAATTCGTAATAGGCATCGTAAGAAGCTTCTTGTTCTTCATCGGAGAGTGGTTCAATATCAATGGAGCCGCCAGTAAATCTTTCTTCTTCGGGCGGTGTGTGGACCGGGCGTTCCCATGCAGGAAGGCGCGCCTCCTCAATCTCTTCTTTAATAATATCAGTCTTCTCGTCCATAAAGTAACGAGGATCAATGAACTTCTTGTTTTTTCTAAATGCCATTATATTATTCCTTTTATATTTATTATCGGCTTGCTAAATCTTGTTCAGCACTATCCATTTCATCCTTGTGGCGCTCAAGCCAACGCTCAGCTTCTTCATCAGAAAGATCATGAGTTAAACTCTTTAGCGCTTCCTTAGCACTTAGTCCTGTTTTCATCATCTTTTTAACGACGTGAGAGGCTGAATGTGGTTCAGCTGCTTCATTCATTTCTTGTCGGCTTGCTAACTCTTTGTACATCTCTTCTGTGTCGTTATACATTGACAATTTGCCGTCTTGGTGCTTTACTATAATAGAAGGCTTTCCATCGCTAGCAATCTCAACGAAGGCTTCGACATTAAACTTGTCAGCCAAGTCTTGTACCTCTTCGTCCCTAATTTCTTCGGGGCTCATGTAATCTTCGCCAGTATCAATATCGGCAACAGCACGACCGGGTTCGTATGCTGCTTCGTTTGTGTACTTTCGCCAATTTTCAAATAGTTTGTTCATGTTGCTAATCCATTCATACTTAGTATCGCAATCAATCCGGGCACATTCTTGCGCACGTAAACGCCAGAGAAAAGTGTCTCGCACCGACCGCCGACATAAGCGATTGCAGACTCAATGTTTTTACTGACCTTTGGGTCAGCCACCATCTCTTCCGAGACCACCAACACTAACGAACCGGCGCCTGCCTTCCCCTTGGGGGGCGGACACGCAGAACGATTCATACAGTTATGAAGGATCACCGATCCAAGCTTTGCTGTATTTGGATCTTTTATCATTGTTGAGCCCATAAAGGCTCTGCCATTATTGCTCAAGCAAGTTTCCAAATCTTTAGAATCGAAAGATTGGATCGGTGAATCCTCGGTGGAGAGTTTTAAAACTTGAGCAAGTGACTTAGCAAATGTTGTGTTAGCGACAGGATACATGCCAAGCATGCCGATTCTGCCGCGGAGTAATCGTGTGGCACGTTCGTTGTCGAGAACGATGTGCGGATGGCGGGCAACGTCATTCACGAGCGTAAGCGCGTTGCGAGCGATAGTCGGGTTCAGTGCCTCTTGCGCGGTTGGCCAAGAAACAATATAGACCACTTTTCCAGAAGCCTGAACTGATTGCATATATCTTTCGAAGACTGGCTGCAGCGCGGTTACCGAACTGCCGGTTCCGCCGCCTCCACCAGCCATAACGAAAAGCCAATCGACTTTTCCAAGCTTAATACGAAGTGCATCTTCAACGATGGCGCCATTTTGGGAAAGAATCTCTTTGCCGTAAACGACGTTCTTTCCGATGCCGTCGCTATCGGGGATAAGAACGACGTGATCTTCTTCGACGTTCTTCGGAATGTCTTTCCCTGTGGAGTTTACCATCAGTGTTTTGTTGAATCCAAGTTCAATGAAGGCGTTCGCCATTTTGTTGCCTCCGCCGCCAACGCCAACAAAGCCCACATTAATCGAAGAAGGGGCAGTGTTTTCTGGGAGGAGATCTTCATCAGAATATTCCATCTGGAGACCGAAGTCCTCAACCATGCCGAAATCCTCTGCTGCGACTTCTTCGTGATAGTGGTCTTTCTCCTGATTAAAGGAGGGTGGTGGCTCTGCGGGAGGCAGAAAATCAAATTCGTTTTTGTCATCTTTATTTTCGTTATCAGACATTGTTTATTCCTTATTTTACTGGTTTTCGTCTTCGGGATTGGGACCCTTTTGCTGGCGACCAAGTGCGTTCCCTACCGTAACCAAAAGAGGGATGACTGCATCGGCTGGCGCCTTAACAATATGAACGCCGGTATGCTGAAGTGCACCACCGGTACCGATAAGGGCGCCTGACCAACGATGGTGACCGTCGAGAATCTTTCCATCACTAGTGACAAAGGCTCCGCCCATATCTTTGAGTTGTTTTGCTGGATTGTTGTATGCAAATAATAGTGACTTAGCTGCCAAAATATTACTTTGCGTTGGAATCATTTTTGAGTTTGTGGCGCCGGCGTCTTTTTCAACGGCTACAGCGTCACCCGGCGCGCCGTCGAGCATCCCTTTGGTTAAGAACGCCAATGCGGCGCCCTTAATATTTTTAAGATTGATTTGTTCTTTTTCTCCAACAGCGGGGGCGCCGGGCATTGGACCTTTTCCAAATCGTGGAAACTTGTCTTCACTGACGTTTTGTTGGGGGGTCTGTTGGGTTGCTTGCTGTACTTGTTCTACAGATGGGATCTTCCCTGCTTCGTACATCTGTTTAATCGGCTCGGGTAGTGCCTCCCACCACTCTTTAAAGCTTTCGATTTGGTTCGCAAATTTCGAACTTAGATCAACTCCCAAGGCGCCATCTTGATCGCTTAGTGCATCTACTACTGCATCGGCGTCTCCGCCCTCCAGAGCAGGCATATTAAATTTAGCTGTTTTTGCTGTAGAGATCAGTTTTTGAACTTGTTGAACTCTCGCTATGAAGGCTTCTTGTCCAATCTGCCCAAACCTTTGTTTAACTTGTTCTGGGGTGCCCAAGACGCCGCTTGCCCAGCCAGTGGCATTTTTCATCGCATTATAGAGCGGACTCTCCTGTCCGGACACAAGCTGCCTCCAGAGTTCATCAGCCTTGACGGCTCCAATATTAGTATCGGGAGTTATTTGGGCAAATCCTTGTTGTGCGGCTTCTTCTTGTTCATTAACAAATTTACGCCAGTTTTCCATTAAAAGTTTCACTGTTTTTTATCTCCTTGAATCTCTTGTAGCACTTCTCTAATAATGTCCTTAATCTTCTCTATGGATTCGCCGTAAGCAAGGTTAGATGAACCAACAGCGCTGGATGCGCGATGGGCAGGGGATTTATCACGTCGATACGACGACGACGATGACGACGATCTTCCAGAGCCGCGCTTCTTCCTGGCTTGCTCAATATCCCATTGAGCCTGTCGATGTTGTTCGGAGTCAGCTACATGCTTGGTTCTCCATTTTAAGAAGTCCTGGTAAGCCTCATATGAACTCGTATCGTCGAAGTTCTGTCCTCGGGCATCTTCCCACTTGAATTGACCGGCGGCGCCTCCACTACGAAATTCTTCATAGTCTTCGCGCTCATCTTCTGGGACATTTGCCATTGGATCGGCTGCTGGGGCTGCTTTCTTGCCGCCAAGACCGAGGGCGCCCTTGATAGAGTCCACAAAACCCTCATCGACGGTGTTTTCTATTTCTTCTCTGATTACGCTTCGAAGCTGCGATTTGGTAATTTTCATGCTGTTGACTCCTTATTGGTTTACTCTTGCATATCCATTTTTCTTTTCAATTACAATTTGCATGTCAACACAGTCTTTGAGCGAATCAAGGTGCGAGATCAACAAAACGTTCTTAAAATACACTTTAATTAGTTCTAAGATCCTAATAAAACCTTCCATATTTTCTTCATCTAATGCTGTGCCGGGCTCGTCGAGGATGAATAAGTCGCTTTTGGGCAGTGAAGAGACACTCAGAAGAGCCAAACGAATTGCCATCGCCGCCATGGTTTTCTCTGCGCCAGACGCCATTTCAATAGGGCGCTCGTCGTATAGAGGGTGCTTGATAAAGATGTCAAACTTATTACCAGAACTCTCAAAGAAAATTTCAAAATCTACAATATTTGCCAACACCTTCGCTATCTCTTGATTGATAACAGGAATCTTCTTTTTAATCACATCGTATGCAATTCCGTTTGGGTGCATGCACTGCATAAACAGATCGTAGGCTGCATATGAGTTCTGTAGTTCTTTGTATTCAGTTTGTTGCTCTCGCAAGTTTTCAATCTTTTGTTCGCAAGAACCAACGAGTTTAACGATATCTAAAGTCTCTTGTTCGCAAGTCGTTATCTCATTCTGCTTACTGTTCATGTCTTTTTGGTGCTTATCTTTTTCCTTTATAAGTTTCTCAAGATTCTCAATTGCTTCTTTATTTTCTTCGTATTCCTTAATTTGATTAGTAATATCTTTCAAAGATAATTCTATCTTAGATTTTGTAGCCTTGTTGCGCTCTCGCTTAAGCTTCAACTCAGAAATCTCTTTTTCAAAATTTAAAGACTTTATTTGTAAAGCGTTGTGTTCTTCAATCTCCAACTCGATTTCTTCGGGATTTAATGCGCTGCGGGCTTCTATGGACTTATCGCGCTCGTTAGCTGCAATATCCCTTGTGGCAACTGAGACGTGTGCATCTCTAATAAACTTGCACGTTGGGAACGAATCACCGCACGGGATTCCCTCTAGCAGCTTCTGTTTCTTAACGATACTCTCTAGTTCTTGATTTAACGAGGCAATCGTTTCATCTAATTTCTCAATCGACAACTTATTCTCAAGGTTCTTCTGGTGATCTATCGCGCCGAGTAGCTTCTCGGTTGCCGCGATTTCCTCGCTCTTGAGAGATATGAACTGCGATTGTTCTTTGATTGTTTCGCCCAAAGCAACAATAGAATTAACTTTCTTTTTGTGCTCTTTGCGCAAGTTAGTAATGTCCACCACTTCCGAGGGAGTCGCTTTGATTTGTTCTTCCAATAAGCGCACAACATCCGTCAATGTATTAAGCTTAATACGCAAGGATTCACAGAGGCTCTTGTTCTTCTCTGATTTGTTCTGATACTTATTCAACTCCTTCGTGGCGGCGGTGATGTCTGCCCCATAGTCTCGGTCTTCGTGCTTCTTAATCAAGACTTTGGCTTCTACCGAGTCTTCCTTGGACATCCTAAACTTCTTTTCAAAAATCTCCAGGTCCAAGAACTTAGCAATGATCTCTTTACGTCGAGTAGAGCCCTCATCAATAAATGCTAACGCACCATGCTGCGAGGCTAGCGAAGATACCATGAAATCATCGATAGAACCAAAATGCTTTCTGATAATTGCATCTGTCTGATTTCGCGTTGTTCCGTTCAGAGATGTTGTTTCTTCGGTGATGCGATCATATACTTCAAAATTCAAATCGGTTTTGGCTTCTAGGGTTTCCTCGCCCTTAAGCCTCTTAACGTACTTCTCTGATTTCCTTTCAACCGTATAGACCTTATTGTTTGACTCGATAGTGAGCTTGCCTGCGCATGAATCTCTGTTCTGATTAATGACGTTTAAGTTTTTGCGTTCGTTCTTGGACGTCGTATTAAACAAAGTATATAATGCAGCATCAATCACAGAACTCTTTCCGGAAAAGTTCTTTCCAAAGATGCCGATGATACCACCCATATTTTCAAAATTAATTGAATTGTCTGTTCCATAATTAAACAGATTGTCAAACTCAAAGGTCTTAAGTTTCCAGTTTACATTGCGCGAGACTTCCTCTGTCTCCTCAATAATTTTGTTGTAAGCCCGATTGAGTTCATAAACTTTTTCGAGCGTCTCAGAGGGCACCTGATAGTCCTTAAGGTACTCATCGATAAGTTCTTCCTGAATCTTTGGATCTCGCAAGTTCTCGGTCTTGAGTCCGTCTGTAATATCTTCAACATTTCCGCGTTCACCGGTGGCTCTGTTCAAAAACGAGATGCTCTCCGGTTTGAATCGGTGTTTGGCGATATCCATTGCGCGCTTCATCACATTGAGCGGAAGATTGTTGTTGCTCACCAAGCGCAGACGAGCGCCGGTTGGCACATCAATCTTGCGTGGCATGCGCCCCTTCATCGTTAAAGGAATTGTAAAGAATGGCTTTGGATTCTTAAGCACAATGGGCTCGATTTCCCAATCATCCTTTGACTGGATATCCCAGATGAGAATCCCCTTATCATTTGTTTCGCCATGATTCTGCTGTACAGTTGAGCCGGCATACCAAACGCGACCTACTTCATCTAAATATTGACGACGGTGAATATCGCCGAGCATGGCGAAATCAAAGTCTTCAAAGATAGTTAGAGTATCTTCGCCATTTCTCATTGTCCAGTTCATGTCAGTCTTACAGTTGCTGATTGAGCCGTGATACAGGGCGATGTTGATTTTATCAGTATCGCTTGGCTTTGTCCAATTATCTCGATCAAAGACTGAAAGCACATTCAAACAGAACTTATCGTCTATGTGGGTTTCGCCAGATTCTTTGAGCAGATGCAGAGCTGGCAAGTTTAACGCATCTACAATCGGCGTCAATGCGTCTTGGCGACTACTATTCTTTAGATTGCCATCGTGGTTGCCCAATATAATATATGTGGGTGCAATCTCCGCTAAACTGCGGAAGAAATCAGAACACATTTCCACAAACTCTGGTGAGATCTGTGTCTTTGTGTGTGCGATATCTCCGCAATGAACGATGTAATCGACTTCCTGCTCTCGCAGTGTCTGGTATAATTGTTCGAATACAATTCTATATTCGTAGTGATACTTCAAATTTTTGATATGAGTGTCACTGATGTGTGCAAACTTCAAACTTCCCTCCGAGCACAAATGTGCCTCTACTATACAAGTATATCTTGTTCAGTAGAGGCTGTCAAGTATTTTTTTGTGCCATTACTCAGAGGGCATATCGCCCATAAAATAATCACTTAACAGTTCCATGCTGTATATTACCTGATCTAACTCTTGAGAAAGCTCTGACGCTACTGGATCGCCTTGTTGTTGAAGGTAAAGCTTTGCGTCGTTAATTCTCGCCAGCATATGATTGTGGTTAAGTTTGCGTTGTGATCGTTGTGTAAGAGGAGGCTCGCCAGTATCGTCGCGAGAAGGCTCGTCAGACTGCTCATAATCATCGTGAGTGATCATGGAGTCATCGAAAGGCTTTTTCACGACGCCTTCATTGGCGACCTCTTCCGCGATAATCTTACGCAATTGTTCTTTTGTAATCTTCATTTCTTTTTGTCCTTTGCCATCTTGCGGAATGTTTTGGCTAGATTATATCTCTTCGTTCCCGGCTTGCAAGTAGGTCCGCCAAACTTATCGCCGGTGCAGACACCTTCTGTGCCGCTCTTTTCAATATCTTTTTCTGCATCTTGGATCCAATCATCCTTTTCTTCTGAGGGGGCTTCTTGCATCTTTTTCTCCTCCAGTGCGGCTTCGACTTCCTCTTTAACGATCTTCAGCATGTGTTCTCTATATGTTGATTTAAGTCCGCGCATATTACTAAGGAATCCCGATTTGATCTCTTTTTTAAGCCTATCTCTAATCCCGGGTGGTACCGGGCGATCTAAACCATATTCAATCGCGAATCGCAATTTTAATGCTTGTTCTCTGAGCACTTTTCGGGGTTCGTCGTAGTTGTCGAAGCCATCTATATACATGTCAACTGGCATCCTCTCGTACGGTCCTCCGCGAGTGGCGCCGGATACAAGCTCATCTCCTAGTGAGCCAACCTTCTTAATTATACGCTCGACTGCATCGTTTGTATGCCTTAAGACTTCAGAATGCCCAGATCCTCGACCTTCAGTCACTGGCTCTGATTCGGCACCTTTTACATGCTTGGCGTATTCTCTAGTAATATCAGCCAACTCCTTAAGGGCACCTTGTTCTCGGATGGGTAACCCATAAACAGTTGTGTTCTGAAAGTGTTCTGACTTCTTCTGCACCATAAGGTTTGACAACTCAAACATTTGTTGTAGGGTTCGGGCTATTTCATTTAGCTCGTCTCTAGCGTCTCTGTGTTTGACTTTCTGAGTGTCGTCGTCTCTGCGCGCATCCATGCCGGCAAGCCGGGCTTCAAGATCCTCTATCGAACTTAGCTCTTCTTTGATGATTTGTTTAAGCTGCGTTTTTGTGATCTTCATCTTCCTTTCCACCACTTTGTCTTTTTCTTCTCCGGAGAACATTTGCTTCCCGAGGGGCACCATTTGTATATGTTGGACAAATAATTACTAAGCTCTTCTTCGATAATATCTTTAAGTCGGGATTTGGTGATTTTCACTTGTTTATTCCTTAGCTACTGTTCGACGATCTGGCTAACTAATATTCCGATTGCCATTAACGCCACGCCTCCGGTTAATCCCAGCGCAAATACTGCCGGCGTGGCGACTGCTGCAGCGCCGATCATCATGATTCCGCCGGCGCCGAGTCCGGTAGCTAGGGCTGCATCCGATAATGGATTACCCCCAAGCACCCCGTCGCCTTCTTGCATTGCGTCTGCCTCCGCTGCACCTTCCTGCGCAGCGGCTTGGACTTCGGGATCCTTCGCTGCCTGTTGTACAGCAGCCATGACTGCCGGACTTTGGGCGAGGACTTGAGCAAGCTCTTGTGCTTGTGTCATGTCAGGTTCGCGAGTTTGTAATCGTGGGGTTCGACGTGCGGAGGGCGACGGTGCGCCGGCGCCTACGCCAGCAATCTCCTTCATGCGCGTGACTTCTTTTTCTTCCTTGATTACTTCTGCCTTCTCATCCATAAAGTATCGTGGGTCGATTCTCCTGACGTTTTTTCTTGGTTTTCCCCATCTGGACATGCTGTTCTCCTTATAGTGCTGATAGCAAATTCAACAGTAAATAGTTGTCATTATCTATAAATACAGCGTTCTTTTTTCTTTCTTCGAAAACTTCTTTCGACATGGACCCTACGTCTTCGTAGTCCGAAACATCGATCTTATACATTTCGATATCATATTTAAGAAGTGTTTTGATGATTTTGTTTTCTTTGTCTCGCGCATCGGGGTCGAGGGCGATGTAGATTGGGGTATCGTTTGTGACGATTTTTCGGACCAGTTCGGAACCAGTTCGTAACGTGCTACCCAAGATAGGTACAGCGTTTCCGGCGATAATAGCATCAAAAATTCCTTCGACTAAAACTAAGTCTTTGTTCCAATCGATATATAGTTCATTAAATACAATATTCTTTGAAGCCTTCGGGTTCTTATACTTGTATGAGTCGCCGTTATAGGCTCTCGCAACAAAGTAACTTACGTCTCCTTCGCTGTCAAAAGAAGGAATAACAATCCTATTACGATATTCTCCGCTAAAACAATATCCAATTTTCCATTTAAGAATATCCGTCTTGGTAAGTCCGCGCTTTTGTAAATATCTAAGCGCATACATGCCTGTGGCGGGGATATTGTCCGAACAGAGGCTTACGAATTCTTCCGGGAGTTCCGGTTTTTCCGCGTCTTCTCGACGCTCTGGTTCCATAAAGAGATCAGCAAATCTCTCAAGATCTGACCTGTTCGTAATTTCGTCCCATTTCTGTAGTTGTGTATACGAACCAAAACGCCTAACAACACGCCTAAGATTGCGACCGCGATAATCACAAACCCAGCACTTATAAAAACCTTTATCGAGATTAACAGAGAACTTACGCTTGTGGTGATTGCAGACCGGGCACGCGAAAAGTAGTTCGCTGCCTTTGTCTGCGTAGTTTCCAATTGCTGCATGTAGGATCTTCTTCGCTTCTTTCTTATTCATATGCCCTCATATACAATCTAACATATGGTGGCTTGGCTGTCAAGCAAAAAAACCCCGCCGAAGCGAGGTTTTATTTGCCGATCAGAATTAATCAAGCTCCAAGTGCTTGGATAATCTGAGCCTTTGTGGACTTGGTGTTGACTGGCAACCCACGGGACTTTGCAACCTCTAGAAGCTCTGCTTTTTTCATTGAAGCAGACCAGTTAGCGGTGGTAGTCTCGGACTCGGCAGACATCAACTCAATCTCAAAGGTGAGTTCTTCGCCAGCGAGGGGATGGTTCATGTCCAGAATCACATTGTCTTCTTGAAGTTCGTGAATCTTAGCAAGGAAAGGACCTGCAGGACCATTTCCTTGAATAGTTTCGCCAACTAAAAACTCGAAATCTGGACCAAATGCCGTCTTCGGTACTGGCTGGAAGGCGTTCGGATTACGTAGACCGTACGCCTCGTCCGGTGCGAGAGTAAACGTCTTTGTCTCCCCCACACTCATTCCAACAACTGCGTTGTTAAATCCGAGAATCATGCGACCAGAACCGATTTCAAAATCGAGTGTCTCGCCGCGTACCCGCGAATTATCAAATTCGGTACCATCAGTGAGGGTACCCCTGTAGTGGACTTTTACGTTATGTCCATTTGTTACTTTCATTTTATCTCCTAGGTATGATGAAAGATCATCTTATGTATATTAACATCGTTTAAATAGCTCGTCAAGCTTTTTCTTGATTATTTTGTTCTACCCTATAGCCAGCTTTGGCAACTATGATAGCATCAGCCCTATCATAGGACTCTGGCTTCGGGTTTCCGTGCTTGGTATACTCAATACTAAATGCTGGCTCATTCTCCAATAAGTGCTGCAGCACAACTTGTTTTGCCTTTTGTCCTCTCGGGACTTTAATGCCAGCTTGCTTGCGTGCGGATGAGGCGCCAATGAACTTTGGTTTGATCTCAAACAATTCATAAATTAACCACGATACGATTCCATTAAAGCGAGTGAGAGTTGATAGGGTTTTGGCGGACGATTTTCCGCCCATGAACATATGAAGAGACTGCTCAATATAAATGTGTTCAATGGGATATTCTGAGGATCCCACAAAGGCTTCATTATCGCACTGGTACATCTCGAACAAGTCTAAAAGCTTTTCTTTCAACACAATAGTCTTTTCAAATATATCCTTATACTTCCTCAAATCAACTGAATCATAATAAAGAATCTGGTCGTCAGCAACAATAGCAAAGCCAGTGATGCTGGTTGAAATGTCAACCCCTAAAATCATTTTATACCTTGTAGTTTTTCCAGCTATATGACTGTCGAGTGTCTAAATAAGTTTGCGTATACATGTGTTCGTAAGCTTCTTGTTCAAATCTAATCTGAAAATATGCTTTGTTTTTGTCTCTGTATTTCACAAAGCCTCTTAGGTGGTCCCAGCCATACAATATATAAAAGAATACCACAAGTAATTCTTTTTGTTGAGCGATATGTATACTTTCGTGATTTAAAACGTCTTCGGACATTTCTTCTCGCGCAATTATAAAGGGATATAGGGTAATGGCGCAGATATCGATTACCCACGATATCGCTTTGAGAAACCTTGGTGCTAAAATTACAATGGGCTTCATTTATACATCCATCTTCAATTTGAATGTATAGCTTTGATCTTCTTTTTTTAAAATTGGATTTGAAAGTGTTGCCAATCCAATTAAATTCTTGCTTTTGTCATATACTCCGATGCGCGAAATGTATACCTGCCTTTCGAACGAAGACGTATAATCAAAATTATTGGTCGTGCCGAAGCTTGAGCTAACGGTGTTCTTCATCAGCAGATTTGGATTTTCTTGATATACATGAGATGACGTGTAGTTAACTTTCTCTTGTCCAAATTTTAGAAAAGTTGGATTATTGGAATAGTTTGCCTCGCCGCGGCGCGCATGCGCAAAAAGTGTCATCACCTGAGTTTCGGTATTGCCCTTAAAGGACATGTCGAAGGAGACATTGGCAAATGTTGAGTCTATGCCACCAGAACCTTTCACGGTCCCGTCATTTGCTCCAACGCCCCAATAGATCCATTTGGGTTTGACCGCGGAGGCATCAATTAGCCTTGCAGTTTGATCGCTCATATCCCACGAGCCAGTTAAAATAACGATTCCTTCGTCATACATAACAACCCCAGCACAACTTCCACTGTATCCGAGTACGCCCGTTCCATCGTCAGTATCTGATTGTTGAATAAGCTCTCCGTTGCGACGATCATCTCTTAACTCGGCAACTAACGAGCCTGTCCAGTAGAATTTCAAGGAGACGGTGCCGGGTTCAATTTTCGTTCCATAGAAAATAGATGGAATGTGAATCATATTAAGGGTTTGAGTGTCTTTGTCCCAAGTGGGTCCCTTCACAATATATTGCTGGCTTCTGGCGCCGTAAAAGTTTAAGCGATTCCGTAACGCGACGTAGTGCTTATTGTAGACCCCTGCTGAAGAGGAGGGGGTTTCGATATACTCGCGTGTAATGGACGAGGACAGAGGATATTGGAACGATTGGACTGCGCCGTAGGAATATTCAGTATTATATGAAACTGGCGCTACTGTTTTGAAGGACGAGCGGGCGCTGTCTTTTGAAATATATGCGTATATCGTGCCGTTGTTTGGCAAGAATGTGACGGGCTCGGTGGTGTCGTCATAGGCTTGCTTCAATGCATTATAGCTTGCGGATGAATGAAGCCCCATAACGCCGCCGGGGTAGCCGAACGCTACCGGACCCTCGATCACTGCAGCGGTCTTTCCGCCGCCGGCGATGTTTCGGTTCGCCCAGTTCGATCTTCCCACGTTACCTGAATGGGGGCGATCTATGTTGTATTCATATAGACTAACGAAGCCGCGAGGGACATTCTTTACTGTGCGTGCTTGCGAGCCCGTGTTCCGGTTGCCGGAGGATCCCGTCACTAACGACTCGTTATTATAGTATACGTAAGTGTCGAAAATGAAAAACTTATTATGCGGCTGCGCCTTCATCGTGTTAAGAAAGAAGTCGTTTTCTCCTATCTTGCGGAACGCCATTTTTAGTAATCCAATCTAACTCTTAGCGTGATCTCGTTCGTAGGATCTTTTCGAAGCGGCTCTGAAAGCTTAGCGACCGCCAAGAGTTCGTTGCTAGCATTATACAGACCCACGGTTGTAATGTAGCTAATTGGTGGATCTGACGCCTTTTCTTTCACTCTGATTTTACTTGCGCTAGTATATGTGGGGTTCGAGCTATAGTTATACTTGTTGTGCGGAACGCGGCAGAAGTAAATCTTAGAGTTGATCTCGGTTGTATTGTTAAACGAGATGTTTTGGATTCTCTCACGCACAATGTCGCACGAACCTGTAATGGTTCCCGTAACCATTGTTTGAATGGCTGTGTAGGTGGCGCCGCCCATCGATTCAGAGACTATGGCTGTCGGAATTTGATTCGGTTGCCGGGGGGCGCCGGTGGATCCTGTTCCAAATACCGAGCTAGTTAATACAATAACTCCTGCCTGATACCATATGTTGCCTACCGCTATTCCTGTTGTACTGTATTGAGAACCAGACACATATAGGACGCCGTAGTCACCGCCGGGGAGTCCGGACTTGTAGCCTCCGCTATCGCCGGACGAGGCGGAAGCATCGATAAGCGTGATAGAATATGCAGATGCGGTGGGATAATTCGAGCCAGCATTCCTGTGAGATCCTGTGCCGAGCGTCATGCTGAAGGTGCCTTTCTTAATTTGCTCTTTCATAAGAAGGCGCGATAGCGTAACGAAATAGCACGATGTCATCTGCGCAGTGTTGTCGCTGATATTCAAGTCGCTCTCAAAAATCTCAACAGTGTTGTTGCTGCCCGTATATCCCAAAAGTACTTGAGAGAATTGGTTATACATGTTGATCTTTTTGGCGACCTGTACGCCACTATAGCGCGCTGACGCAGAGAGAGTTTGCGCTGAGCCTGTCACAGCGGCTCCCTCATCAAAGCCGCAAGTAACATCAAAGAGATGGTTAGCCGAGGAGCTTAGATAAGGATAGTCGTAAGTCGACTGGAACATCCCGTGAGAATAGTTTTTGATGTTAAGATCACTGTAGGTGCCCGAAACAATTGTGCCCGTCAGCGGTATTACTTCGTGTAATAGCGTCCGGGTTGTCGTGACATCTGTGTTTGTGTCGATATTTTCATAATTCTGTACAGGCATTTATAAACTCCTAATTTTAACTAACGTTCCTGATAATTCTAGCCGGCAATTGGATCACGGCAGATGTGTTGTTGCCGACAACGTAAACAACCGTATCTATATAATCGTAGGTGTCGGAGCCTCCGAATGGCGTGGCACTGATTACTCCATAATCATTATAAAGAGAGGATCTCGTGTCCGTGGATCCCAATTCGCTCACGGTGTTGAAGACCACGCCACCGATGGTCCCTTTGGGTCCGTTGAGGGCACTCCACTGAGAAGCCCCTGATGATGTGTCTGTTATCGCGTCGGTTATGCCGGGGACAGTAAAGTTGTTGTAATTGGCTAGACCCGTCGCGGCGACACCGCTGATGCTGCCAGCGCCTACGGATAGGTTTGCCACGAGATTATCCTCAAAATCGTTTGTAAAAGTGCTATTGGCGGCGAGTCCGGC